CACACGCTGTCCGACACCTACGATACAGACTTCTTCCGTCATGCTGTGTTTGCCGGAAAACTGGATATCGAGGATGAAATGAACAGGATCGGCATTTTTACGGTCAGCTTCTCCTGCAAGCCTTACCGATACGATGAAACGGGTACAGTCAGCACCACGCTGTCCGCATCTGGGGATGCGCTGCTGAATCCGTATCCCTTCATCAGCCGTCCCATTCTCCGTATTGAGGGCGACGGCAAGGGAACGCTGACCATCCAGTCCGAGGGTAACAACGCCACCTGGAATTTTACCGATATTGATGGATATGTAGAGGTGGATTCCGAGCAAATGAACTTCTACAAGGATGCCGAACCCAAGAATGACACCGTATCCGGTGATGGATTTCCGCTATTGTACCCCGGCGAGAATGCCATTTCCTTTTCTGGTGGCATTACGGCAGTATCGGTGATTCCAAGGTGGTGCTGTGTATGATCCCTGTACTTTACAAAGCAAATTCGACGAATTTCGACACTTTCGGCATCGGTGTCCTTAAGGACTGTACATCCTGCGAGGTCACCGAGGAACGAAACGGCGCATATGAGTGCGTTCTGAAGTATCCTATCACCGGCGCTCTTTACAAGGAAATCTGTACAGAGCGTTTGGTGAAGGCAAAACCCAATGATACCGCAAAAGACCAGGTGTTCCGCATTTACCGCATTTCCACTCCGATCAACGGTCAGATAACAGTCTATGCCCAGCACCTTTCTTATGATCTCTCCAACATTGCCGCCCTACAGTGGACGGCAGAATCCATTTCTCCGACACTGGCTATGGAGCGTGTGTTTCAGAATACAGCCACAGCCCACAACTTTACCTGCCAGACCGACTATTCGGCAGCAAAGGGATTCTCGGTGGCAAAGCCCCAGAGTGTCCGAGCCTGCCTGGGCGGTGTGGCAGGTTCTTTTCTGGACTTGTGGGGCGGCGAGTATGAGTGGGATAACTTCCATGTCATTCATCACCAGGGGCGGGGTCAGCACACAGGAGTTGTCATTGAATATGGCAAAAATCTCACGGATTTGGAGCATGACAATGAAACCACCGATGTTTATACAGACCTTCTGCCGTATGCCATCGTGACGGCAGAGGACGGCACAGAAACAGCGGTCACGCTGCCGGAGGTGCTTCTGCCGATTAGCGATACCACTCTGGCACAGAGAAAGACCCTCATCCGAGACTTCACCGAGTATTTCGATGAGGAGAACCCGGTCACCGTGGATGGACTTCGTGCCTATGCCAATAACTATCTCAAAAACAACCCTCTGGGCATTCCCACGCCTACACTGACGGTTGCATTTGAACCGCTGTGGAAACAGCCGGACTATGCCGCTGTACTTGAGCGCGTGTCCCTCTGCGATACCGTCACCATCCGGCACAGCGTGTTAGGGATTACTGCGAAAGCAAAAGTTATAACAACGGTGTACGACACACTGGCAGAGAAGTATATTTCCATCTCCCTTGGTTCTGCCAAAGCGAACCTTCTGAACAATGTGTCCGCTGCTGAAGCCGCAGCCGAGGATGCCGCTGCCAAGGTCGACCGTTTCCCGGTGCTGATGAACTCGGCAATTAAGAATGCCACAGGGCTTATCACCGGGCAGACCGGCGGCTATGTGGTCATCCACACCGACTCTGATTCTGGTCAACCCTATGAACTGCTGATCCTGGACGCTCCGTCTATCGAAGAGGCAGTCAATGTATGGCGGTGGAATGTGGGAGGCTTGGGCTTCAGCAGCAATGGCTATAACGGTCCCTATGAAACTGCCATCACCGCTGATGGTCAGATCGTGGCCGACTTTATCACATCTGGCTCGTTGGTGGCAAACATCATCAAGGCGGGTGTCATCCAGTCACAGGATGGCTCGTCCTATTGGGATTTGGAGACCGGCGAAGTGGTTCTCCGCGCTTATGCAACCACAGAAACCGTGGAGAAGGTTTCTGACCGCATTACTACCATTGAGGAACAGAAGATGTACCGCCTTGTTATCTCATCCTCCAATGGTAATATCTTCAAAAACGGCAACATCAAAACTACGCTGTATGCCACCGTTTACTCCTGGGATGAGAACATCACCGACACCCTGGATGACAATCAGTTCATCTGGACTCGTGTATCGGATGATGCGGAGGCGGACGCGGTGTGGAACTCAGACCACTTCGGTGGCAGTAAATCCATTGAAATCACATCCGATGATGTCGAGGTAAGGGCTACCTTCTACTGCGACCTCATCGACACCACTACAAGAAACAGTCTTCTGGGCTGATTAAGGAGGCTTCTATATGAGCAAAGCACAAGGTCAGTTTACGATCATTGACTACAATGACGCACTGACGCTGACGGGCTACATTGGGTCAAATCACGCCCGGACGCAGATGAATAACCCCGACAATGCAAGTTTTAATCCCGACTGGAAAACCACAAATCTGGTGTTGACCCCCAGTCTATATGTGATTGGCACCACCACCGATCAGATCACATCGAGCAATGTGACCTCAGTCAAGTGGTATATCGGCAGTTCTACTACCGCCATTACTTCTTCCGGTAGCTATGCACTCAGCGGAACAAAGAGCCACATTCTGACCGTAAAGGCAAATGTCATGGATGGTCTTCCTGGTATCGACTACCGCTGCGTGATTACCTACACCGACAGCGGAACTGGGCTGTCCATTACCCATCCTTTGACTATTTCTTTTTCTCGTGTGGTCAACGGCTCCGGCATTGCGGATCTGTTGGTCACCACCCCCAACGGAAATGTGTTCAAAAACAATGAAGTGGCCACACTGATTGCCAAGGCTGAACTGTGGCGTGGCAGCACAATCGACACCACTAACATCACCTACAAGTGGGCCATGATGGATAGTACTGTCACATCCACTTCTTCCACTGGGTATGATGCGGCCTTTGGCACCGGTTGGCGAAAGCTGTCCGACACCACTGGCAAGTACACCGGAACGGCCACCAACACCATCACCATTTATGCGGCTGCGGTGTCCAGTTACGCTGTTGTCAAGTGTATCGCAACAGACACGGATACGACCTCCGCCACCTATGACGGAAGTTTTATGGATGTGGCAACCTTCATTGACAACTCCGATCCACTGCAAATCATCATCACTTCCACGGGCGGCGATGTGTTCAAGAACGGACAAGGCAGTACCATTCTGACCGCTGTATGTTACCAGGCGGGTGTTGAGGTGGATGCCAGTGGCGACGGCACCTACAAATGGACGAAATATGATAAGGATGGAGCGGTCGACACCGACTGGGGTACCAACGGCTCAAAGACAGGCAAGACATTGTCCGTTTCCAATACGGATGTTGATACAAAAGCCACGTTTATGTGTGAAGTAACACTTTAAGGAGGGATCTGTATGACGGCTGTCGCACAATACACCATCACGAATATATGCGATGTGGTTACCTCTGACACGCCGCCAGAGAACCCTTATGTGGGTCAGCTGTGGGTGAACACCGCAACGGTCCCACCTGAAACAATGGTGTGGGACGGACAAGGTTGGGTCGTTGAGAACAACCTGGAAGACCTTCGGGAAACCGTTTCCACCCACACCACACGTTTTGGTGAGTTTCAGAGCGGTATCGACGGTCTGACCAGCTATGTCGGTACGCTGACTGAAACGATAGAAACCGTGGAGAACGGTTTGGGCGAAGAACAGACCAAGGTCCTGGAAATGCAGAGTCAAGTCTCCGAATTGCAACACTCGGTGGAGGGTTTGACGGTCACGATGCAGGAGCAGTTCGCAGGCGGTATCAACTATGTCAAGAACTCTGCCGGTCTGAACGGCATTACCGATGACTGGACGATCACCGGAACAGTATCCACGGATTCTTCTACGGATGTGCAGAGCAATACCACCTCTGACTCCTGTTTTGTCCTTGGCGACACCTCCACGCTGACCCAGGTCATTACGGGTGTTGTTCCCGGCGCATACACCATCTCTGTCCGTGCAAAGAAAACTGGTGCAAGCTACACCTCATATTTCTATGCACAGTACAACGGCAACAAATATGCGTATCTGTTCAACACAACATCCACCTTTGGGTGGACGGAATTCTCTGCGGTCATTCCCGATGTGGTTGACGGCACGATTACCATCTATGCCTACAATCGTCTGGCCTCCCTGTATGTGTCGGATATCATTTTGGCAGAGGGTTCCGCAGTTCACAAATGGACACCCGCTCCCAATGAAATCTATACCACTGAGGTTAAAATCGACCGCCGGGGTATTGAGGTTTCCAATGCTGATTCCGGGCAGCGGACAGTCATCACGAACCAGGAGTTCTCCGGTTATTACAATGAGGAGAAAATCTTCACCCTGAACAAGGATGAAACCATAACCAAGAAAACCACCGTGGACGGCGAACTCACGGTGGGCAAAACCAAGTTTGTCCCTATGCCCACGGCATCCGAGGGACTGAATATCGTAATTCTGGACTAAGGAGGTAAGGAAATGGCCACTTTTACAAGCGCCTCATATGACGGCAGATACCTTCAGCTGTCCATCTCAGAAAGCGTCAATGTAGCAAGCAACAAATCCACTCTGACATGGACGCTAACCTCCGCAGGAGGCGCATCTTCCTATTACACCATCGATGATACCACTGTCACAATCAATGGCACACAAGTTTATTACAAGGCGCGCACTGCATGGGATGACCGAGTCTTTCCTGCAGCAAAAGGCTCTGTTAGCGGTACTTTAGATGTAACCCATAACAGCAATGGTACAAAGTCCGTAACAGTCGTATTTATGACTCGTGTATATGTCTACGGATCAGTTGACTATGGCGGCACTATGACGCTTACAGCCATTGACAGAACCGCACCAACCGTTTCCTGCTCAATAAGCAACATAACGGCTAACAGTTTCAAGATTTCTGCGACATCTTCAGCTACAGCGGATCTGTGGGATTATAGTTTGGATGATGGAATATCTGCAACACCATTTTCTACAACCGCTGGAACATCGGCAAGCACTACGGTAACGGGACTGTCACCGAACACCACTTACTATGTACGTGTTGCAGTCCGAAAAAAGAGCAACCAGGTATATGGCGAATCAAGCACCGTTACGGTCAAAACCTTGGGCGGAGCCATTATCAACAGCTGTCCAACTATTACCGCAGATGCATCCACAGTCACATTCAAACCCAATGTAACAGTATACGATGCATCCTTTTCCTGCTATCTGTCCATCTGTAATGGCTCAACGGAGTACCTCGCGCTCTCGGCAAGAACCTGGACAAAGGGTACTGCCGACCGCACCATTACGCTCTCACAAACGGAACGCGCCGACCTGTTGGATGCGATGGCAAGTATCAAGTCCTTCACAGCTACCATTAAAGTGGTAACCAAAAGTGGCTCGACTCAGATCGGCAGTGCTTCGACCTGCACCTGTACGGTGCAGACTACCAGTGCCAACTCCGCACCGACCATGACGGCATTTGCCTTCAAGGACAGCCGATCGGCCACGGCTGCAATTACTGGAAATGACCAGCTGTTCATTCAGTCCTATTCGTATTTGTATGTTACACCCGGTGTTGCCACGGCAAAGAACGGTGCGTCCATCGTTAAATATGCCGCCACCTGCAACGGTGTGACATATTCCAATACTACAGGCGCTGCGCTGAACCTTTATGGTGTTGCGAAGTCCGGCACGGTGGATGTGGTAGTTACAGCTACAGACTCCCGCGGCTATACCGTCAGCAACACTCAGCAGATTACGGTTATTCCATATGCAAAGCCGAAGGTGTCAAACATCTCACTTCGCAGAACCAATGACATTGAGGCAGAAATGCAGCTGATTTTCAACGGCAGTATTTCTCCCATCACCGTTAATGGTACGCAAAAGAATAGTCTTTTGTATGTACAATACCGCTACAAGCTAACCAGCGCAAGCAGTTACGGCTCATATACGAGCATCCTTGCTAATGTCACCCAAAGTGGTACCAGCTTTTCCTACTCCAACCTGGAACTATGTAGCCTGGATTCCAACTCGTCCTATGACTTCCACGTTTATATCCGGGATCAGCTGAACACGCTCTCAGCAACCAGTCTTTATTTCACCGTTCCCCAGGGAACACCTTTGCTGGCTCTGCGAAAGAAGATGGTGGGCATCAACACACCGACACCAGACTCCGCACTCCATGTAGTGGGTGACGGTCATTTCGAGGGTGATGTCAATATTGAGGGTGATGTTCGAATTGCAGGAACGCTAACCCCAGATAACATCGATTACACCTTCGATAAGCCATATTTCGGCATTTGCGAAACCGCCGCAGCTACCGCCGCCAAGGTCGTGACCTGTGATGAGTTTCAACTGAAAAAGGGTGCGCATTTGGCTGTGCAATTCACTTATGCCAATACAGCATCCTCTCCGTCCATGAATGTAAACGGGACCGGTGCAATTGCGATCTGCGGTGTGAATGGCTACTATGTTTCCTCAAATATGTGGACAGCCAATCAGATGGTGCATTTTGTTTATAACGGCACCTGGTGGATTGCTTTGAACTGTCTTCCGGCATCTACTGCTCGATACGGCGTTACCATGCTATCGAACAGCGTCAACTCCACCAGTCAGTCTCTTGCAGCCACACCTTATGCTGTCAAACTTGCGTATGATCGTAGTTCCTGGGACAGCATCTCGCTGACCAATGCGTTGGCAATTGCGTACGGCGGCACAGGGGCAACCACGGCAGCGGCAGCTCGGACGAACCTGGGTATAACCGCTACTTCGCTGTATAACGGAACGTTGAGTAGTGGTAGCACCACTTTCAATTACGGCAACTACAATTTCTATGTGATTATCGGAAAACCTGCTTCTTCCGTTAGTTCCATGTCGATTGTCGTCCCCAAGGCCGCACTGACCACAAGCGTTGTTAAATACCAGTTTGCGGACGAAGCATACTACATCACCTTTGGCCTATCCTATTCGGGTTCAACAGTTACGCTGACATGGAGTTCATCCAATGGCTCTGGGGTCATCAACCGTGTATTTGGAATCAACTAAGGAGGCAATATGCAAATCATCACAGATAACAACGGCTTCGTCATGAGTTTTGCCTATGTGGGTAATCTGGTGGATGGAATTGAAGTTCCTGAACCCGAGGAAATTGACCTGTTCCTGCACCAGTTTTATGCCTTTCATCTGCAAGATGGCAAACTGGTGTACGATGCCGCCACCTACAAAAAGCATCTGGAAGAAGAACTCAAGGCAGAATACCGCCTTCGCCGAGAAAAAGAATGTTTCTCAGTCATCAACCGTGGCCAGCTTTGGTACGAGGGTGTATCCATCACTCAACTGCTGGAACTGCGCCAATGGTACAAAGCGTGGCTCAATGTCACGGAAACAATGGTCGTGCCGGAGAAACCGACATGGCTGGAATAAGGAATTTGGGCATCCGCAAGGGTGCCTATTTTCATATAAAAATATGAATTTCAGGAGGAACGACCAATGGATCTCACCGCACTTGCGGCAACGATTACTGCTCTCGGCGTCGTTTTCGGCGCAATCTTTGCCGTACACAAATGGTTCTTGAAACAGGAAAAACAGGACAAGGATATCAAGGCCATCAAGGAAGAGCAGACCATTCTGACCCAGGGCATCCTTGCCTGCCTGCAGGGTCTGCACGAGCAGGGCTGTAATGGCCCCGTCACCGCTGCAATCGAGCGGATTGAAACCCATCTCAACAAACAAGCCCACAAATAAGAAGGAGGAATTCATTATGACTGACATTACCGTAATCCCCGCACTGGCTGCCATCGTGTACACCATCATCGACATTGCTAAGACCGCTATGGGCGGTGACGAAAAGTTCAAGCGTTTCATTCCGCTGATCGCCTGTATCCTGGGCGGCATCTGTGGTGTGGTCGCATTCTACTTTGTTCCCGGCACTATGGGGACAGAGAACATCCTCGTTGCCATCATTCTCGGCGCTGCAAGCGGTCTGTCCGCCACCGGTACCAACCAGGTGGTCAAGCAGCTGTCCGCTGGCACTACGACTAAGAAGGAGGTAACCGATAATGAATCTGCGTAAGTTACTTTTGACCGAAAACGCCTGTTATAAGGCGGGTCGCAAAATTACCGTCAAAGGCATCATGGTTCACTCCACTGGTGCCAACAACCCCAACCTCAAGCGGTATGTCGGCCCCGATGATGGTCTGCTTGGTGAAAACCAGTACGGAAACCACTGGAACACCTACCATCCCGGCGGCAGAGAGGTTTGTGTTCACGGCTTCATCGGAAAGCTGAAGGACGGCTCTATCGCAACGTACCAAACTCTGCCTTGGGATCACCGTGGTTGGCACGCCGGTGGCTCTGCAAATAATACCCATATCGGTTTTGAAATCTGTGAGGAC